CTTTAATTTCTCACCTTCTTGAACCTTAGGATACTTGTTTGATAAGTTATGTTTATTCAATAAGTAATTATACAACAACGCACCCTTAACATGAATCGGTGTACCCTTAGTATATATTTGCGCTTTGTCTGTGTATGTCTTCAAACCATTGACTGAACGAGGAAAAGATATTTCTTCAATCGGCAATGTTCTAAACTCTTTGCGGAAGTTGGCAATGAATTCTTGCACATCATCTTCGGTACCAGTTACCATCAACTTGATAACTTCTTTCATCTTATCACGAATGGAAGATGGAGTAGAAGACTTTACCATTTCAAGACCCATGACTTTCATCTGAGGCTCTGCGTATTGAACACCTTCGTTGTTGTACACATTCAAAATATACCGCTTCTTTGCTGTCCAGATACCTTTATCAGAAAGACCTTCACGTTTCATTTGCATTTTTTGGGAATATGCGTTGACATACGTAGCAAGTTCTTGATAACTCTTATCAATATATGGTTGAATCTTATCCTCACAGACACGGTCCATGAAGGCGATAAGCTGGTTAACATCCGTTTTCTTTGAATACACTTTATCAACCAACTCACCAAGACGGAGATAAATTGAATCTGTGTCTGAGGCAATAACATAATCTACACCATTCGTTTTTAACAAGTCGTTCATATACTTATTAATCTTTTCTTCAATCCAACGAATTGAAAGTTGACCTGCGGATGTAACACCAAGTGCTAGACGCAAATCATAGAATCGAAAGTATTGTGAACCCATCGCACCATAAGCTGAATTCAATGAAACTTTTTTAGCAAGTTGAAGATTGTCATATCTTGCAATCTTCTTTTTCAATTCATACTTTTTATTGGCATCTGTTTCTTTTTCATATTCCTGTTTAGCGGAAAGCATCAGCTTCTTAAACTTCTTGCGGTCTTCATACATTTCTTCCAACATCTTAGGCAAGAAACCTTGACGATCCACCCTAAATAGTTGTCCATTCGGAGTTACTGTGCATTGCATTGGTTCTAAGAATGAAGTATCAACACTTTTACTAAGTAGTGAATTGACATTTACTTTACCAATTTCTTTTTCAAAAGATTCAATTGCATGAAGTTCATTTTCAAGTTCTTCAGTTGTCATTTCTTTTACATTACGAAACATCACTTACACCACTTCTTTCTGTTTTCATGTTTAGTCAATATCTGTAAATTGTCTGGATGATGTAGACCGCCTTTCGCAATTGATTGGATGTGGTCAACTTCATGTCCCTTTGGACAAATCAAATAATACTCTTGCAATTTATTCTTTTCATCTTTAGTTAATTTCGGTGTTTGATTTCTTATTCTAGCGCGGCGCCTAGCCGCAATTTCATTTCTGATTCTGCGTTTATGTTCTTCGCCTAGATACCGACTTTTTTGAGCGCATGAATAACTGCAATATTTTGAATCATACTTTTCACTTTCAGCTCTAAACTTTTGTATTTCATATTCTTTTTTACAATATAAACACTTAACTTTGGTTTTGCGTTCCTTGTTTTGGCACTCTAACACAAAAGGCTTTCTTATGTCAAATTTATGTAGATGTTTTTTAATATTGCCATCCGAACAACCAAAATACTCAGCAACTTCACTACGTCTCATATTTTTGGTAATAAACAATTCATATAGTTTATCCTTCGTGATATTGTATTTCATAAATGCTCCAAATAAGTAACCACATCTAGTTATTTAGCATTTCTAAGTTTTAATTCATCAAGCAATTTGCGTTTTCTTCCATCTATATCGCTTCTTTCCATAAGATTTTCCGGACTTATGGAGTATTGCATCATCAAGTGTGGATACAAACTATTCAAGTCAAACGATGCAACGTAATTATGCACACCAACTTGTGGATCTTTTACATAAGCACCCTCAAACGCACCATCTTTAACACTTGTCTCATTAGGAGGCACAATGATGTTTCGTTCAAGCAAATAGTTATAGATGATAGCATCCCACATCCTAGTTTGTGTAAACACATCGCCATAGTTAGACTTGGTATCATATGAAAGAGTCAAAGATAATTCAATCAGCTTTAACTTAGCTTCCAATTCAACAATCAATTCAACGTCAACGATGTTATACTCAATAAACTTTTGATAGTTTAGCTTATACAATTGGTGCAAGTTTTCAAATTCATCATAAGAAAGTTTTTGCTTACCCAATTCAATGTTAGCGATGTTGTCCAGACGATACGAATCTTGTGACTTACCACCAGGAGCAAACCACTTATACAATTCAATATAGTCTAGCGATGAAATACCATAGATTTCATACGAAATTAATTCACGACCCTTGATGTTAGTCTTACGTTCTTGAACAAGACCCCAAGGTGAAAGATTCTTCATTTCATCTTCACCAAGAATCTTAACAAAGCGATTAACCAAATATGGAATATCAAAGAAGCGGGTATTCCAACCAGTAAGAATATCTGGTGTATTGTATTTCCAATCTTCTAGGAATCTTTTGCAGAGGTCATATTCATCTCTACACTTTATGTAAGTAACATCATCACGGTAGTTATTAAAACTACCGCAACCATAGACCCTCATGTCACCATCAAGAGTCTTTACCGCAATCGCTGTGATTGGCTCATTTGCTTTGTATGGGTCAGGAAAGCCATTTTCTGAACCGACTTCAATATCAATGACTGCGATATTAATTTTGGCTTGGTCCCAATCAATTGCGCCTTTGAATTCATCAGCAATATAGGCATATTCATAACGTGTGTTTCCATAAATCTTAAAGTTCTCAACATCTTCATATCGCTTAATGAAGTCTCTACATTCACGAATGGATCCAAGTTTAATCTCGTCCAGGTATTCACCATGGAGAGTTTTCCATTTTGTTTCTTTTTTGGAAGGCAAAAACATTGTAGGCGTGTAACCCACGCGGAGTTTTACACGCCTACCGTTCTCTACGCCTCTGTAAAGAATGTTGTTGCCAACACAAATTACATTAGTGTAAAAGTTACTCATTAATATTTAGGAATAGCTGATGCGATTTGAATCCCAGAACCAAAGACTTGATTGTATTGATTCGACAATTCAACCGCTGGTGTAGTTACAGTAAGAATATCTGCCATAGAAAATTTGATACCAGAATTAAATTCTTCACAGAAATCTAAGAATGGAGAAAAGCCCATCATTGGACCATCTTTAGTTGGCTGTACAATAACCTGTACAGGTTGCTTTACAACATACTCACCGCCGATGTGTTCAACATCACCGATGATGGTTTGGTTTGTTTTAAAAGTAATAAGTTTTAAACTCATACTTTGATCCTTTCCTCAGCAAAAAAGGTTTTCAATGTTACCCACTTCTTGGGGAACAACATTTCACGACCGCGGAAGTCGGCCATGTCTAGGGTTGGGTCATTAACTAGACCAATCAATTCGACCATGTTGTCGAATTCACGAAGAACCAGGTCATACTTGTATGCCTGGAGTTTGTTTTCAACCGCCATTTGATAGGCGAGTTTTGATGTATTGATGTTACTCAATTTCAATATTACTCCATTGTTTAAGTTTTAAAAATTTGTTTTGCTTTGCTAACATCAATTCTTTCCAATTGACACCAACATCTTTCTTCACAAGCAAATCAATCATAGCCAGAAGGTCACCCAATTCTTCCTGCAACATTTGAATGTTTGTTCTGTCTTTACCAGGTTTTAATTGGTCAGGACCAAAGCGAAAACATTTGCTTATTGCTTGAGTGACTTCTGCACATTCTTCTTGCAGAATTAATAGAATTTCTCTAGTATCTTCATCCATAACGATATTATATCACAGTTTAACAAAAGGTGCAAGCACTGGAGCAGTCCATCCTTCGGGTTTCATAACTTTACCATCAGCACGTTTAATAACTTTACCAGTCTCAGAATCAATCTTGCATAGGTTGCTCCGAGCAACTTCGGCCCATGCGCCATCAACATCAAATCCACGCATACGACAAAATCCAAGTATCACCCAAATCATGTCCATGCAAGCATCTAATTCTTCTACCAAATCATCTTTCTGATTAGCATCTTTGAATTCCCAAAATTCTTCTACAATAAGATTTCGGTAGAGACTAATATTCTCTAGAGATGGTACTTGGTCACATGCGTCAATAAAAATATTAACGTCTTTATTCATATCAGTCATAATATATCCTATTGGTTGCGGGACCTGGAATCGAACCAAGAACTGAGGATTATGAGTCCTCTGTAATACCGTTTTACTATCCCGCGGTTGTTTTATTTAGTTTTTTGAAAAAAAGATTTGAAGATTCTCCAGTATCTTTTCATACGTGTTTCTTCAATCTTTTTAATGATAAGTTCGCCATTAACGTAGTCAATGTCTAACAGGTCGTTTGTTTTCCAACCCATATCTTCCATAAGTTCTTTAGGCAATTCAATTATTGCATCGCCATTTTCACAGATTTCAATAACATTTGATGTGTAAACTTTACTCATATTTTTTCAACCTCTACGGACGCTTTTTCCAAAAACTTGATACCATCATCGCTACGATAAGAGTTCCGATATAGAACGTGGTTAATACCACTTTGGTAGATAAGTTTGGCACAGTCCAAACATGGAGCATGGGTAATAAACATAGTAGCACCCATACCAGATTCGGTAGACCTAGCCAATTTGGCAATCGCATTTGTTTCAGCATGAAGTACCTCTGGTTTAGTTTTTAAACGATAACGATCCTGTATTTCGTTACCATCTGCGTCTAGATATGTGCCTTCATATGGCCATCTTTCTACAATTTCTTCAGGACTCAACCATCCACCAGAAATGCACCATTCTACATCTTCACAGTTGTTATCCCAACCAGAAGGCATACCATTGTAACCAATAGATATGATTCTGTCATCTTTGACTACAATGGCACCAACATGAAGTCTTTTAGCCGAAGACAATTCTGCAAAAGTCTCTGCCACTTCCATATATGCATCACGAAATTTTTCTTTCACAGAACCTCATACTCATCTTTACCTACACCACACTCTGGGCATAGAAAGTCTTCTGGCAAATCTTCCCACTTGCCTTCAGTTTCTTCATCGTGGACATGACCACATACTACGCATACGTAATCTGGTTTCATAGTGCCTCCAATACTTTTTTATAAGCATTTGCATGACGTTCTTCAACTTTCTTCAAAGCATTGAATCGTTTTTCTGCTTTTGCTAGAACTGCGGCAAATTGTTCAGCGTGTAGCTTGCTTTCTTCAATTTGATGTTCAGCTTCTGCTACTGCAAATAATTGTCCTTCACGTTCAGCATCTGCTTTGAATTCTGGATACATTGTAGTGAATTCGTATGTTTCACCTTCGATTGCTTTCTGTAGGCATTCTTTAGTTGAAGGCTTACCTATTAACAATTCCAAATGACCCCATGCATGTAGAAGTTCTTGGTCAGCAGTATGCCAAAAGTGTTTGGCAACTTCCTCATACCCTTCTTCCATTGCAATCCTGGCGAAATATCGATACTTGATATGAGCCATTGATTCGCCTGCCAATGCACTCTCAAGATTTTTTAATGTTACTGACATTAATTATTCTCCGTTTTTAGTTTTTTGTTTCTTCTCATGTACAACAGGTTTATTACCAACAAGTTGTGCATGAATCATTGCATTCTTATACGAATGTCTCTCAAATGGATTAACGATAGTTGCCATACGGCGTTTAACACTACGATTAATTTTAAAACTAGGACCAGGTTTCATATCAAATCTCCAAAAATTTAAGTTCAAATCTACTAGCACGGTTTTCATATCCATCATAACCACGTGGGTTACAAACAATTCTTGTGCTACCAATCATATAATCAAAGTCTTCATGTGTATGCCCATGAGTCCATAGTTTAATTTGTGGATGATCCATAATGAAATCATTCAAATCGGAACTATAGCCACCGTTCATAATTTCTTCTTTTTGGTATCGAGGATGTGTTGACTGTTTGCTAGGAGCATGGTGCCCAACAACAACAAACTTTTGTTCAAACTTACCTTCAATCATTAGACGAATGTAATCCATCATTTGCTTATGGTCTTCTACAGCATCTTCTGGTGTGAAACGACTTTTGCGTTCATGGAATTTACCATCTTCGTCTTTAAAGATTGTTACCCGATTACTATTATTAACACAACGGAAGTCATTCATCATACCCTTCATGTGCAACAAAGTGATTGGATCTTCCTTGTTCATATCTGTCCACAAAGTACCACCGATGAATGTTACATCATCAACAACAAAGCACTCTTTATCTAAGATACGCAAGTTGCGTATATAAGAAAGTCTATCACGCAAATTTGTAATAGTGTCCCGATAATCACCGTGATAATGTTCATGGTTTCCCATGACATAAATGACATGCGGAAATCTGTCGGAGCATTCTTGAAAGAATTGATGCCATGCTTCGGAACGACCAAAGCGGTCGAGAATGTCATTGTTGTCCTTGTTCATCAAATCTTTGGCTACACAAATATCACCAGAGAGAATAAGAACATCAGCGTTCTCGGTATTCTCTAGAGAAATTGAACCAAACTCAAGGTGTATGTCGGATGCTACAGCGATTTTCATAGTTTACTTTCTGCCTTAAAGTGCATATTATAACACAAGAAGGCAGAATTTTTAGGTAATAATCAAACTGTTTCTTGGAGTAATTGTGGCTTACTTACAGTATTGATAGCAATTTTAACCGGTTGTTTTTCAACTGGTACAATATTGACTAGTTTTACAGTAAGAACACCATTATCCAAACTTGCACCATCAACTTGCACAGTATCAGCCAACGTTACAGTTTTCTTAAACGAACGTGTGCCGATGCCACGATGTAGATAGTTTCTGGTGTCATCAAGAGATTTTTCACCCGTAATAGTCAAAGTATTTTTCAACACTTCAATATTGATTTCACTTTCATTGAATCCAGCAACAGCAAGTTCAACAAGATAATTATTCTCGTCAATCTTAACGATGTTGTGTGGAGGGAAAGTGGTAGGTTTTTCCGTCAGCATGGTATCAAATGTGTCAAGTAGTCGGTCAAAGCCAACAACGGAAGGGTAAAGATGTGTGAATCTTAATGTCATAAAGTTCTCCTTTTAAAAGCAAGTTAAAAAATGTTACCCCGAAGGCGTAACTCCAGCTTACCTTATACTGGTCCAAACTATCGTGTTGGAGGTGTAATTACACGGACGCCTTATACCGTAGCATCAAACAGCCCTAAGGTGGGTACAGTTATTTATGCAACTTTACGAAGGCCGCACCATTTACGAAATATTTTCTTTTTGGATCTTCCGGCTTGTAAACTTGAATAAATGTCATTGTGCTATCCACTCTTTTTTCATACAAATTACTGGTGCAAACAATCTCACCAGTGTAGATGTTTTTCAACTCTGTAATTTTTTCTTTCACTTTTTTCATAATTTACCTCAATCATTCTTGAGATTTCTTTCCAATGTTATATTTGCTGACTAGTTCCCACTCATCTTTTTCTTTGTAAGATATAATCTTAATTTGATGGATTGGAGCAATCTTATCTATCATAATGTCAGGATTAACAATCTTAACTAGACCCCATTCTTCCAGAAGTTTAGCTATTGCGTTTCGCCTTTCAATATCGTTATCTATGATGCTAGATGGTTTTCCGTCTAGGGCAAATAATTCTTTGAAGTGGACAATATAGTACTGTCCGCGTTTATGTAAGATGTGGCAAGACTGGTATAGAACCCGTTCTTTACGTGAAGATACACCAATTCTGGTTAGTGTTTCTCTTACTTTTAAAAAGTCATCGTGTTCGTTTAGTGTTACCTCAACAAAGGTTGATAAATCGACCATTTCATTTCCTTAATCCACCGATATCGGTTTTTTCTTTTAATTCTTGGATTTGTTCATCACTAAGTAGTCGTAAGGCTTCTCTAGCTTTGGAATCGGACAGTCCGAAGTATGCTTTAACACATGCTATATCTTCACTTTTTTCAGCCTTAACCCACTTATTGAAAGGTCTTTTCTTAGACCTAACTATATTTAGTAAATAGTCATTTTGTAGTTTTTTGTCTAGGAGAGCCCTACGATTCATTTCATTGGCATACATGATACAATCCTTGTGATAGGAAAGCGCACGATTCACCAAATATGGTTCATAGGACTTCTCAGTCGCATCATCTACAATCAACTGCTTTTTACCCTGCAGGATCTGGTTTACATAGTCAAAAGGATTACTCATAAAATTTATTAAGATTATTTTTTTGTGAGAATTCTCTCAACTTACCAGAATTAGATGCGTCATTGCCAGTCTTTCTTGTTGTTGTATTTTCAGCAAGATTTAATAGAGGTGGACCATTCCAACGTCTTTGATACAAGTAAATAAACTCTTGCTCAACAACACTTAAATATCCTCTAACATTCTGTCTTTGCAATAAATCTCCAGGAATACAAATATTCATAAAGATAGTTTTGTGTGTGTTTTCTTCGGGCAAATATTTTTCATGGAATGGAAGATATTTCATATCAAAAGTATCATTCATTTTTATTAAATGTCGCCAATGGGTTTTTTGTCTGTATCCAAAAGCCGTGAAGTATTTACTTTTGTTGCTATCGTAAGTATATTCAAAAGCCGTACCGCCAGACATTCCTATGTAGAAAGTATCTTCCAATTCATAAGGCAAAACTTTTTCACTCGGTTTTTTTTCGGTAAAAGTAAACGCATATACAGCCGCAGAAATGTGATTTCTTCGTTCTTTTACTTCTTGTTGTGTAAACCATCCAAGAGATTTACCGCCATCATCATATAGATAACTCATGTTAGCATCCTAATCAAACCAATCGTATCAATGGTAGTCAACAATAGGTAGTTAGCCAACATGCCAAAAGATTTCCGAGTATAAGCAGCCCAAGCATAGATAGCGCAGCCAGTAATCCACACAGGATAAAGAGCCAAGAGGGGAGGGTTTGGTACGGTAAGTGCCATTGTAATGCTACACCCAATACTAATAGCCCAAGCAAGAAGCTCGGCAACAAAGCGAGAAGGATGAGAGTTCCAGTCATCTTTGATCCAATCAAATGTAGGTTTAAATAAATCTAATATCATAGATTTTCCGATTCAATCTGTATAGCGTAATGCTGGCGCAATTTCAAGTATGCATTAAGAACAGAATTGGGCACAATGCCATTTCCATATTGATATGTAATCTGTTCAATTGCATTTGCTAGTTCCCGAGAATATTTAATCTCAGTAGATGTTCCAATTGGATGTACTTCAAAATCACTCATACAAACTCCACGCTTACCATCAACTCAGTCAAACATGCAACGGTATTAATCTCAGCATCAGCAACGAATGCTTGCTTGTATTGATAGTCGGCTAGAATGATAACCGCTTGAGGTATGCTTTGTGGTTGCAATACATCATAGAGACTATCATACAGTTTGCGATACAATGTTGCGGCATCAAAGTCAGCAGTAGCAACCCATTTACGAATTGCACCAAAGTCTTTGTTCTTCAAGTGCTTGGTGATTTCCGCAATTGATACATCACCAATCTGTGCAAGAATGCCAACGTCAATCTTACCAAACTGTGCATAGCGTTGTAACTCATTTAGAATACGCCGAAAGTCTGGAAAGTGTTTCTTGACTAATTCAGCAATTACCTTGTCTTCATACTCAACATTTTCACTTTGCAAAATTGACTGGATGCGCTTGAAAAACTGCGCCGCCATCTTTGCCTTTTCATCATTCTTTAATGTAAAGTCAACAACCGCACACCGACTGTGTAGTGGATCAATGATACGATTCTTGAAATTACATGTAAAGATGAAAGAACAATTAGATGCGAATTCTTCCATTGCATTACGCAAAGCTGGCTGTGTTGATTTTGGATTCAGATAGTCAGCTTCATCAATGATGATAACTTTACGACCGCCAGTGAATGACATTGACGATGCAAAGTCTTTAATCTTGGTACGAAAAACATCAATGCCCGATTCATCTGAACCGTTAATCATAATGTAGTCAGCCCCAATCTGATTACACATTGCTTTCGCAACTGTAGTTTTACCGACACCTGCACCGCCAGACAGTAACAGGTGTGGAATCTTTTCTGAGTTTACATATTCTTGAAACGGCTTTTTCAGACGTTCTGGTAGAATACACTCCTCAATGGTTTTGGGACGATGTGCTTCGGTCCACAATAAATGTTGCATAAAAACTCCATAATAAAAAATTCAAAAAAATCAAATCAACCTTCGCTGGTTGAACCAAGTTCTGTAGCAACCCAATATTGCAATGGCTTTGTGGTGTTCTTAAAGTGTGCAATACCTTTGAAAGAAATAGAAATCTCGTATGAACCAGGAATCATTTTCATGTTCTCAGTCTTAAACAACATTTTATATTTCTTACCATTTCCAACGCCAACTTCAAGTTGATTGCTGTGTGTAGATGTGTTCTTGTCATCAAGTGCTGAGACATAGATTTTGCTACCGTCAGATGTTACTGAAATGTGAGGAGTAACAAGAGTAGCGGCTGACCGCATGATAAATTCCAAATCTGCTTGTGAGATATTGAAAGTTACTTCAGGCTCTGGCATCTTAACAGATTTATCGGATGCATTCTTAATCATAGTAGCATCACAAATGCGATATGTGATTTTACTACGACCACTGGTGTCATTGATAATCGCAGACTTAGTTGATGTATCAATTTGCAACTGTGAATTATCTTGATGCAACCCTAGGACTGCAAGGAATTTATTCAAGTCATAGATACCAAAATCTTCATCAATCGTTTCGCTGATTGTCGTTTCAGCCAAAACTTGTTTCTGTGCGTCACAAGTACGCAATACGCTACCCTTACGGAACATGATACCATCATTGATAGATGCAAAGTTTTTCAATACGGTCAAGGTGTCTTTAGACAATTTCATAATATACTCTCCAAAAAAATTTAATTATACAACATTCATTCAGCATTGTCAAGCGAATACTTAACATCATGCTCATACAAAAAGGATAAACAACACATAGCATGTGCTAAGTGGTGTATACCTGATTCTGGGTCTAATGTTTCGCCCATTTTCCATGCCCAGATATGACGTTCCAATGCATCAAAGTATCTGCGTTTGGAATCGGGTACTCTTTTCCAGTTGTCTCTTTCATATTTTTGAGCACCGAAAGTAAGAACCCGTACCATTTCTTGTTGAGCGAGTGGCGGAATCAAACCATATTCTAGTTTGTTTCCGTCAAATTTACGACCACCTGTAGTAGCAGTCTGTGATGATGTAATCGCATCAAGTTGTGCTTCCCAGATATTTGGCATTATAGTTTTCCTGTCAATTCAGCAATCTTAGAAAGGTTACCCGTGAAAGGATATGTACCGATGTGTTGTGTTCTCATCCATGGGCACAAGTAGATTTTACCACCAGTTTTACGCCATAGTTGACAAAACATATAATCTTCACTTAGATATCGGTCAGAGCCACCGCCCGTTGCACTATCAAGTGTATCAATCACAGTATCGAAATACGCATGAATATACCTTGAACCATCAAAGTGTGCTTGCCCAACGTGGTCAGGTTTGTAACGCAATTGAGGATATTTTTCTTCCAAGACAGGAAACACTTCTCGCTTGACCATCATGTAGCCAGTACCAATCTCTAAAACTTCTAGAGGTTCAGTCACGGAGAATTGTTGAGTGCCTTTAACAACATTGAACACATAATCGCCAACAAGATTTTCCAATTCATTTGGTGCTAAATCTGGATGTTTACGTGCGGCAAGTGCGATGTTGTTCCAGTTGATAGCTTTCTTGGGGTAAGGTCCACCAATAACTTCCTTATCAAGTGCTAATAGTGCGACTACATCTTGTGGATTGTAGTGTACATCAGAATCAATAAAGAGTAGATGGGTACAATCAGAGCGGAGAAATTCATCTACCAAATAATTTCTAGCCCGTGTGATTAATGATTCGTTGAACAAAAACGAAAATCGTGTTTCAACACCATACTTGGACATGAGTGCTTGCAAATCAAGGCAAGCCTTAACATACATGCCATGTGCCATACCACCGTACATTGGTGTAGCGACAAACAATTTGTGCTTTTTCAAGTCTTCAATTTTAACTTTTATTTCCATAATTTATCCATAAAAAAGAGGATGTGATACAAGTATATATCACATCCTTCTTAGCAAGAGCCTAAGGATTAGGCAAAAGTGCTAACACCCTTTGCACGTAGGGCTTTGATGCCTTCTGCAACCATGCGCTTGGTTGGCTGACCAAGGCGGTAGAAGGAGATTTTACGACCATCAGCAAGTGTTTTGCTGTTGGTGTAGATGGCATGACCTTCTTCACGCAATTCATTGATACGTGCGGCCACGTTAGTGATGCCGAAACGTGCCCGAGCCTGAGCAGTGGTGAAGGTGTTGTAACCATCAGTCTTGCTCAAAACGGCAAGCATTTTTTCTTTAGTAGTCATCTTAGACATAATAAAACTCCATAATAAAACCACACTTTGGATATACACTTGAGAGGTGGTCGTTCTCAAGATTCATAATTATAACAAACCACCAAGAGTAAGTCAATACTCTTAGTGGTAAACGTATTAATTAAAATGGTACTTCTTCATCATACTTTGATGGCGGTACTGGATTTACAGAATCTGCTTTGGCAGGAGCATCAAGTTTGGTGTACAAGTCAAGGAAAGACATTTTGGTATCGGTATCAAAACGATTCAGACACAAAGATACCGCTTTCATTCGGTCACCATGCACACCATATGTTTTGCAAATGTGTACCAGACGGCGAGTGGAGATAATTTCATCAACACCACCTTCGGAGAATGTTTTGCGAATCACATCAGCCCAAGTAACAAGTTTCTCGGCAAATTCATCATCGGTGCGACCAGCGGAGGTCAATTCTTTTTTGATGATTTTACGTTCAACTGCAATAGGAGGATACTCTTGTTCGTATGTATTCAAGAAACGTTCCAAGAAGGCTTCGTTCAATACGTTGGTGAACATGTAACGACCATCTTCGGAGCCTTTACCTTTTGTATTGGCTGTAGCAACAATCGTAAAGCCTTCGGCTGGGTAAACAACTTCACCTTTTTTCTTCAACATGAAAGGCTTACCTTCTAGTACCCGTTGCAAGCAGGACAAGTTTTGTGCGCCGTAGTCAATTTCGTCAATACACAAAACGGCACCTTGTCGTGCGGCTGTAGTAACAGGACCGTCACGCCATTCCATCTGACCATTAATCAAAACAAAGTTACCGAGCAAGTCACCTTCATCGGTTTCTGGTGTCATTGAGATACAAACGAATTTGCGTTTTGCTTTTGCACAGGCTTGTTCAACGGACATTGTTTTACCGTTGCCAGATTGACCAGTGATAAAGATAGGGAAGAATTGTTTACTGTTTACGATAGCCAGCAAATCTTCATAGTTGCCAAATGGCACATAATTTTTGTACACTTGAGGAATTAGGTTACCAGTCTCAAGGTCGGTAGATACATTAGCGATTCGGTTTTGTGCGGCAGGCGCAACAGGTGCGGATTCGGTTTTCTTCATGGGCAATACTTGGGCAGCCAAATTAACTGCGGAAACATTAGATGGTAGTTTATATAGTCCGCGACCAGCACGATTTTCTGGATCTTTTGTGAACCATTGTGGATATTTTAAGTCGGCTTCATTACAAATTGACCAGATATCTTCCACATTCAAAACACTTTTACCCGTAGCAAGAGCCAAAGAAATAAACTTCTCACGGGCGGAAACATTCACCTTACGCATAATATAAACTCCATTTCAATCAATCAATAAAACAATTATAACAGGGAAACACCACCTTGTCAATAGGTGGTGTTGTAAAAATGTCACACAGCAATTTCGCCGATAAAGCGATTGACTAGGACGCGGCTTACTTGTTTCTTCTTATTCATTTTCATAAATGCATTCTTTAGTTTACCAGCAGTAACATCACCACTAACTTGTAAACTTTCGTTTTCAACATCAAGGTCATCACCACCAGGGATAATAAAGAATTTATTGTAGCCAAAATTTTTAGATTCTAGAAATCTTTCCGCTTTGACTTGTTGTGCAAGTTGTTTAGCCGCTTCTTTAC